GATCTGCGTTCAACGGCATGTTCTTTACTGTGCTATCGAACCGCGTAAACGGTACTCTCGCTGCCGTAAAGTAGTTACTAAGCCCAGCTACACTGAATACATCATACACCATAACTTCTACAACGTCACTGGCTACGAGCGCCGTCAAACCGCCGATGGTGTTGGTGGTTGTAGTGTTGTAGTCGCTACCCGCAACCAGTGTAACACCGTTCAGCATCACATCTATATACTCGCCGTCAGCATAGATAAGTGTGTTGCTATTGTCGTCCGCGCCCGAAATGGATGTCTCACCACCTGTCGCAGTAAACACATAGCGCTGCCTAATGGCTTGGGTTGGGGTTTTGCCTATATATGCCATTACTCCACCTCAATCCAACTGGTTGTTTCTTCGTTCCACTGATAATGCCCGTCACCGGAAGGATATGCAACAGGTGCGTTCCAGAGACAGGTGTCTTCATCTAGCACCCAGCTTGGATACGGCTGTGGTGGGATAAACGCATCACGGTCACGATCATAAGTAAAACCGACACCAGCGTAGTTCTTACGCAATGGCGTTCCACCTAGAGTGTGTGTGCCGCCTGTAGTGTTATAGGATGTCTGTACCCACTCACCCGGACTATCATCAACAAAATTGTCAAAGAAATCAGGCTCGGCAACAATGACTTTGGTCACGATGCCATCTTGTACTTTTGCAAAATGTGCCATTTGTTGCTCCTATATTGTGTATCGAATGATAACGATGCCAGAGCCGCCGCTACCACCAGCGTACTGTGGGTATGGAGATGCCAACAAGATTCCTCCACCTCCACCTCCAGAACCGGAATTTGTGGTAGCGTTAGTACCTGTTGCAGGACTACTGCTTGAGTTTATACCACCGTCACCGCCACCGGCCTGTCCAGTACCTCTTGTACCACCAGCACCGCCACCACCTCCGGCACGGGCAACAGAGGAGCCGGTTATGGATGAGGAAACTCCCGCCCCACCAGAGGCTCCTTGTGCAGGACCAACAGTGCCGTTTGCGCCAACAGAACCAGAGCCACCACCGCCACCACCGGCTGTGGTTGCGGGAACGTCTCCACCAGCATATCCCTGTCCTGAAGTTCCAGAGCCACCGGTTCTTGAGCCTGAACCACCATCTGCTGAACCTCCACCACCAGACCCGCCAGAGGCACCATTACTCCAGTAACCGCCACCTCCTCCTCCTCCGGTGGCTGTAATGGAATCAAATACTGAGTTTGACCCACTTGGGGCTGGTGTATTATTACTTCCTCCGGTTTGCCCTGCGCCACCAGCACCTACTGTGACAGTGTAACTGCCCACTCCAAGAGATAGGGCTGCTTCTGCGGAAGCTCCTCCTCCAGAACTTTGCCCAGAAACAGAAGACCGGTAGCCACCGGCACCACCACCACCACCAAATGAGCCGCCCCCGCCCCCGCCAGCAACGACAAGGTATTCAACCGAAGCTGTGCCAGTGATAACAGTAAAGGTTCCAGATGATGTAAAAGTATGAACTCTATAGTCCACACCACCATCTGTTATGTCTGTAACAGTGCCGCCTGATGCGGAAAATAAAGTAGATAAGTTTTCCCAATTGCCATTACGGTATTCTTCGGTCACACTATTGTCAGTATTGTATCTAACCATCCCCTCGACAGGGTTAGACGGACGCTGGGCTGTTGTACCAGATGGCAGCGTAATAGCATCAGTATCACTGCCTGTGCCTAAAGAATCTGTGTTGATCTTACTGATCGCCATCTTTTACTCCGGCTTTGTAGGCCACACTACATCGTCAAGCGAGGTGTAGCTGTCAGTGATGTCACGCAGTGCCTGACGGTATGCTGTACGCTCGGCGCTCATTGTAAGGTCAGACGATGCCCACCAGTCGGTAGCCGCAATCAAGCGGTCACGCTCGGCGCGCAACAGCTTCAAAGGCTCTGCTGCATTAAGCTCGGTTAGCTTTGCGTTGACGGTTGCCCAGTCAGTACCCCAGTCAGCTTGGTTGCTGCTTTCGATAGCCGAGCCGTTTGCGTCAGCGCCCGTAACCTTACGGAACATCTCGTTGAACTCTGCTTCATTTGTTGGCTCACCGCGCAACACCCATTCGGTGATGCCTAGTTCGGTCAGAGCCTCTGCTATTGATGCCATTTTGTTTACTCCTGTGCGGCTAAAATTAGGGTCATTGTGCAATCTCCATAACGGTAATTGTGCTGGCGTATCTATTATAAGCAGGGTCGTCACTATCAGTTTGACTACGGTTAATAAAGACTGAGGAAGCAGTACCATTGCCTTCTCGGACTTGCAGTTTGTAAGTAACAGAACTTGTAGTAGCTGGCGCATCAAAGAAATTAACGCTTACAGAGTCTAGGCTAGAACCTTCTGTCTTATACATTTCAAAACTTGCCTGTCCTCTTGAGCCTGCAACATCACCTACAAAGATAGGTGTACTATCCCTAACAAGTCTGCCTTGCAATCTACATTGATTTATTGTACCTGCACCTATAGCAGAAACAGTGACAAAAATTTTAGATGTGGCAGATGACGGAGTAATATTTACACTTAATCCGGTAACATCTACAAACGAATCACTGCTTGTTGAAAGCGTGTCTGTCTTTGTGGCGCTAACAACCTGAACCACATGACCCGGAATGTTTACATTACCGTTTGCGTCAATCGTCAGTGCAGTGTTGCTGTTCGTTGGGTCTTGGATTTCGGAGACTTTCAATATGCTCGTCATTGTGCAATCTCCATTAGGGTTATGGTACTTGCCCCTGCTGGGTCATAAGTTCCATCTACTCTCTGTGTGCGGTTAACACCGATGTAGACACTCTGTAGGCTTGTAAACTGAATTTTGTATGTCACAGAAGATGTTGAGGCCGGAGAATCTAAGTAATTTGCAGGGACTCTTGTGGTAACCCAAGTCTTACCAGATACAGTGTTATCACTTCCAGCAAACGCAGCCGCACCATAACCCCCCGCGCTATAATAAATTGTAGAAGCATCACGCTGAAGCCTTAACATACACCCTGAGTATGTTGGCTCATGAGAATACATAACATCTACTAGCACCAGTATCTTGTTAGACGAAGACGAGGGGGTAATGGATGCAGACAAACCAACATCTGCCCAAGATGAACTAGTGGAGGAAGAATAAGTTGTCATCACCGACTGAACAACCTGAACCACACTACCCGCTGCTGGCACAAGGTCAGAAATCTGCACACCGTTGCCGCTCGTCTTCTCGGTGATTGTATCAACGTAGAGGGTACTCATCCGGCAATCTCCCTAACGGTAATCCAACTATTACCACGCTTCACTGCGCTGAAGTGTGGTCTATTAACACTCAAGGCATAACCGGAGACGACTGTCGCTAGAACAACTTGAAAGGTAATCGGCGAAGTTGTGCTTGGTGCGTAAAGGACTTCTTCAGCCCATTGCATCATTTCATACGGAGCATTTCCAGAATCTGCGCCAAATTGAAATATCCACCGATTACCACCATCCCCTGCAATATTAGTTCCGTTTGCTTGAACGCCAAAATAACCACCTGACGAGTACCACCAGCTAGCACCGACGGAAACATTTGCTGTTACCAAGAATTTACTGGAGGTGCTTGCTGGAGTAAGTGTTACGCTTAAATCTGGAACGCTTGTAAAACTGGTAGATGTTGTTGTAAATGTTATGTCTGTTTTTCTGGACTGAGCAACCTGAAGCACACTACCCGCTGGCAAGTTCGCACCATTCGGAAACGATGCCTTGCCTGTGCTTGCGTCAAGCGCAATGCCGCTAGTGCCCGCCGCATTGTTTATCTGGTCTACATTTAATATCGAAGCCATCTATGCCTCACAGTATTGTTAAGTTGCCATTGACGGTCAGCGTAACGCTAGTGTCAATAGTAAGTGGGCCAGCAGCCGTGGCGTTGTCAGCAGTCGCAATAGTTACATTGCTTGTTAGTGTCTGAGCGTTAACACGGAATATATCACCCTTACCGTTTGTTGTATCACCTGTATCGCCGTTGTTGCCCTGAAAATAACCAGCACCAAGCGTAACACCAGAGGCAAGCATTGACCGTGTAAGCGTCCCCGCGCCCGGAACCACGGTCTGCTGGGCTTTGCCTTGAAACACCACATAGAAGTCGTCTGTGGCTACAATGCTGCCGGTCATAGTCAGGCTGGTGCCTGAGATGGTGTAGGCTGTTACAGGCTCTTGGCGCACGTTATTAACAAACACCTCGATGTCCTGCGGGCTACCTACAGGATAGTCGAGCGTGAAGTTGGTGCCACTGCCACCAGTTAAGTCCTGCTTATTGATGGTGGAGAATGCTGTCGCAAGTGGATTACCCATATATGGCATTGCGTTCTCCTTATGTTATGTCTAGGTGACTCATCACCACATCAGCAGATGAGGCCGTGTCTGAGGTAACTTTCAGAACGTCACCGGGTTCCATAACCACCTTCTGATCACCGCCAACCACAACAATAGACGAGCCAACCGGAATCGGTGCAGCCTTGATAAGATACACACTGTCTTCTGCGCCGCTTGTACGTCCAGAGGCATCCAGAACTACATCAATTAAAATCTGCGAGGTTACGATATTCGATATACTCAAACCAATGATTGTGGTTTCTGTACTAGCCGGACAGGTGTATATGCTTGCCGGACTCGTTCCTACCGCAGTATCTGTTTCTGATAAAAATGAGTTTGCCATCTTCCTATCCTAACGCAATCGCAAAGGCCAAAGCCTGCGGGTCTTGTTCAACAAGGTTCACTGCGTTGCCACTAGCATCATTGTAAACCATTTTCTCTGACGGCATTGTACAAAAAACTGTACGAGTGCCTGCTGCCCAGTTGATCTTCTCATCGCCAATTGTCAGCGCCGTGTCGTCCGCCAGCGTCACTGCCGTGCTAAGATCTATGTCCGTCTGACTGTTTACTACGGCGATTGTCACCACACCATCTATGCCAGTGCCACGCACACGCTGGCCTACTGTGAGGGTTCCGCCCTGAACATTGTCCACAATCACGTTTACGTTATTAGACACCGCACCATTGACATCTGCGGTCAGTTTGGTGCTGCTGCTTTCCAGAATGGTGTCCCGCGAAAGAGTCGTACCGGACAGAGTGTATGTACCAATTCCAACCTCAAAGTCCGTGCCATCGGCGCAGGCATAATAAGTATTATTGCCGTCACCGATTTCAGAAAACGCATCAAAGCCACTCAAGGCACCGGCAAGAGTTAACGTGCCAGTGCCTGTTGTGGTTGTTGTTTCCTTAACACGATCCTTGATTACAAAGGCCATTACTTCAACTCGATGCTCAAGTTACCACTGTTGATGCGGAAGATGTCTCCCGTTGCGATTGTCTTACTTACATCAAGTTCACCAACGAACAGTTTGTTTGTGCCGTCGAAGGTGAGTACATCATTGTCGGCTAACGTAACTGCGGTATCCAGATCAATGTTGGTCTGAGATGTAACCGTCTGTACACGAACCACACCGCTCGGTGAGCCTGTAATGCCCGTGCCAGTTACAATGTCACCCACTGCAATTGTGCCTACGTTACCATCTACAACAACTGTTTTTGATGCTGTGGTCGCGCCGTTAACAGCCGCTGTTGCAAGGTTGCCATCAGCCACAAAGGCGTGAGTAACAGTATATGTCGCCGCTGTACCTGCTGCTGCCGGGAACTCAATGTTGTCGTCATTGATCACCTGCTGCTGGTCACAAAGCACAGACTCTGCATCGAATGTCACCGCGACATCATCAGAAATAGTAACCGTTGTATCTAGAACAACCGTAGCTGTGCCTTGGCTTGTGCCGCTTTGAGCAGTGATAGAAGCGATATGTACAGGGGCGGAAATGCCTGTGCCACGGATACGAGCGCCAACCACCAATGTGCCAAACACGTTGTCCAGAACTACTGTGGCAGAAGCTGAAACCGCACCGTTAACATCAGCCGTAACGTGGTTAACTGCGGTTGTGCTTGATGTTCCGCGTGTGCAACCCGTTAGCGTGTTTGTGCCATCAAAGTTTAGTAGGGTGTCATCAGCCAGTGTAACTGAGGTATCCAGAACAATTGCATTCTGCGAAGTTACGGTCAAAACCTTAACTGTGCCTGAAATACCTGTACCGGTTACAATCATGCCAACGGTAATTGTTCCGTTATTACCGTCTAGTGCCACGTTTGGTGAGGCAGTCACTGCGCCATTAACGTCAGCGTTGGCTGTACCGTCTTTGGCGGCGTAGGTAATAATCTCGTCATCAATGACAATTGTGCCTGATGTCGGGAATGCTTCAGCATCAGTGACCTGAATCTCTGTATCTGTTGTTCCGATACCACGAGCCAATGTGCTGGTTGATTGTTTCCAGTCTGCTGCTACAACGCGCTGGCGAGTGTAGTTTGCGTCATCAGTGTCAACCTGAACTTCTGTTACGGTTCCGGTTTCCACATCAGTGACTGCTGTTGCTAGGCCGACATAAAGATTGTTGCCGGGCGAAGCAAAGGAGAGTGAATCACCCTTGAACAGATAGTCAAGAATCCGTCTCTCCAGATAGGTGGTTGCTGCATTTGATGTTGCCATCGTCTTTTACTCCTGTTTATGTGCGTGGCCTATCAGGTAGACCTCTCCTGTAGGCATCGCTATTCTCTCTAGCTTCAGCCAAATCCTTTAAGCGTTGTATTTCTTGCGCGAACCGCTGCTCATACAACTGCAACATGTCCTGCTCACCTTTCATGTAAGTATACGCTTCAACAAGCGAACCGTAAAGAAGAGCATTCGGGGCATTCTCACTAAGCCACGTTGTGCCAGATGCCGCTCCTGCGGTTATGCTGGCTGGACGATAGTAATAGTGTAGTTCTACGTCATAGGCTAGGTCTGGGGTTGGGCCAACAATGAAGTTATCTACATCAAAAATAGAATAGTATTTAGGTGTTGCATTGCTGCCGTAATCAATTGCGTACTGCTGAACGAAGTTTACGTCCTTGTTCTCAAGAAACTCTTTGTAGTTTGTAGTAATAATCTGAAACGAGAACGGGGCTAAATAGTCTGTTGGTACACTAAGATATGGATCTCCAACAGTAAGCTGCGAAGTAGCGTTCTTGCGAAATAGCTCAAGATCAACAAGCGTAAAGATACGGTCTTCTGCACCGCGAATAAATACCGGCAGGTTTGTTACAAAGGATGTCTCAGAATTTTCTGTGAAATCCTGTATTGCTGTTTCTAGCTGTGCGTATGTAAAGCTCATTTATACCACCAATGTTACCGGACCAGCCGTAGCTATTCCGCCGCCGCCGCGCTGATTACCTGTTGTAGCAGTTCCTGACGCTGCGGTAAATGTGTATGTGTTTGTTGTAACAACCGTTATAACATAGCCTGCGGCCTGCTCTAGTACAGCTTTTGAAAAACCATCAAACCCTGCTACGCTACGAAACCGCACCGTGTTGCCTGTTGTTCTGCCGTGAGAAGGCTCAGTTACCGTGATCACGCCAGATCCCTGTGCACCACTAGCAAAGGCATTCAGCGGCAACATGTTTGCTACACTAGACTCCGTCCGCTGATCCGGGCGCGGCTCATGCAGAGCTTGCGGATCCGGGCCAACCTTATTTGGTTCTAGCTGTGGGTGTTTTTCCTCGTATTCATCAGGGCCAACTTTCAAACCATTCCACTCTTTGACCATATCGTTCAAACGATAACGAAAGCCAGAGCGGTCTGAATACCCCCACGCATTTTTCCCCGATGCATATCTCGCCATCAGTTAACCCTTAGATACTGAATACTCGGCTGAAGTTTCAAAGGCACTCGATCTTCGTCCTCGTCCGCCGCACGTTGGAACTCTTCCTCGTACACAGCTTTCAAAAGCTGAATCCGCTCTGGAGCTTTCTTCATAGCAATGTAGTAGGCCAAGCCAGCAACCATACAAGGATAGAAGCGAAACGGAGCATCTGTTGTGTTAACCAATGTATCGGCATCGTCCATCCGCTGCACATAGTAATAGATAAGTGTGTCAGTGGAGCTATCTGGTGTCGGCCACAAAGTTACTTCTGGAGTTATCTGACGGTTATAAAAATACTGACTGGGACGGCCTTCGGTAGTTTTGCTAGGTAGGGTCAAATAATCACCGCGTGACATGCGGTCTAATTCATAGTCAGTGCCGCTGCGCCGAACAACAACTTCTAGCAGGTCTGTGTAATCTGCGGTGAAGGTGTAGGTAGCTGTGCCTGCGGTCAAAGCTTGTGTGCCCTGCTTTACTGTCCACAAATTCAGGCCACGGTTTGCCCAGTCAGCAAACATCAGGTTAAGCGAACGCCGCGCTGTTTTGAAGTCGTAGCCTGTACGAGCCTCAAGACCGCAGCGTTCATATGCCTCCTCGATGATCTCGGCGACATTTAACTCAAAGTTTCTAGAACCTGAAACTGCCATTTACTTTTTCCTTTTCAGCGACTGGACTCTACGCGGCTTACCCGCTGGTTGTCCAAGACGTTTCTTCTGCGATATTCTACTACGTTTTTCAGCGGCTGTCATTTCTTTGGATGTTTTAGGGGTCTTAGAAGATACGCGCTTGGAGGGGCGGCAATATGGAGTACCCCGTTTTTCTCCTTCGCTACGCCCACACGCCTTCCCCGTGCGAACATCCTTCCATTCTTCCTTGAACCACCGTTTGAGAGCCGCTCCCTTTTTAGTCTTTCGTACTGCCATATCTGGTCCATACCTACAAAACAACTGCAAACAAATAAACGAATAAACCAACAGCCATAACTACAACGCCGGCCACAAGAACTATCTGCTTCATCATCTCTTCAAATTCTTTAGCTTCTTGTAGCTTTCTCCTACGTTCAGCCGCCGCTGCCTCTTTAGCTTCCTGTATGCGTTTAGCTCTTTCGGCGACAATGCCCTTCCACGTTCCGGGGCCAAACCTCATATCCACCAAAGTAGCTACTTCTTGTAGCTTTTCCGCCGCAATCTTAGCGTCTATAATTTCCTTTGCAACAGTGTCTACACCAAACTGATCACCCAATCCGCCGCCAGCCTTTTTGTTTCTAGCTTGCTGCGCCTCTTTTTCGCCACGAAACAAATCATCAATCTGAGTGGCTATCTGACCTATATCCTGAACAGTGTTAATATTGCTTTTTATGAAAGCAACAGACTGCTGAACCAAAGCGATTCCGGTTAAAATTTCTGCAATCGGCATCTTTATCTCTTCGGTATAGGTTTACAAATAGCTACTATTTTTGCCCTCCTTCCGTCAGTTATAGGCACCGATGGCTGCTGTGATAGCCGTTCAGCAAAATAGATACACCTATCTATGTCTGCGAACCGCTGTGTTTGATCTATTATCTGACTCCCCAAATAGACTGTTAATAAGAATTCTACCACGGCTTCAGTGTTACTTGCCCACTATCAATATAATTTGGTTGTGCGGTACTTGTATGTTCCGCCTGCTGCTTTCTTTGTTTTGTTGCCCCAGTTGGCTGCACCGACTTTACGGCACTTGGCGATTGCCCCGCTTGCATACGCTGACGGGAAGACCTTATAACGGCGCTTAACCTTGCTGTAACATGCATCTTTCTTTGCTCCGCCTTTTTCAATTTGCTTTGACATCGAGCCTCGCGAGATTGTCATTTTTACTCTCCAAGTAATCACGCCACAAGACACTTAGTATCTCGTGGTTTTTGTCTACCTTCACAGCAATAACCGCTGTGTCGGTCTTTAAATCCATAATTGAAACACCCAGCCAGCCTAGAAAAGCCAACATCGCACCGGCAATAATTTTATTGTCCATTAGCACTTCCATCTTCTTCTCGCAGCGCAGATACGCTTCTTGGGGGTTTTGCTACAGTTTACGTTATGCATTTTCATCTGACCTGCTGATCTTGCACAGTAAGACTTCTTACGCTTACCACCACCCGGCTGTGGTGCTTTTAGTTTTGAGCCTGTGGCTCGGTTATACTTAGCCCGGCCTTTTGCCGTTAATCCAGCACCTCTAGATGCTGGCAGCTTTTCGCCACGCTTAACTGATAGATTAACAGATTTCTTCTTTCTTGTCGCCATTACAAGCGTCCCTTCTCCTGTACTACTACCCCCTCTCCAAAGATACCGATATCGGCGGTCTGGCTGTTCATCTTTACCTGAAACTCAATAGTTGTTTTTTCTGGAACCTTGAACGGTATAACTCTTTGAATATCCATACGTTGCAGGAAACTTGTCTGAGCTACGTTAAATATCCGACCATCTGAAAAGGTGTTGTGATTTCTGAACGTCATAATTTTAGTGTCGTTGTTGGCTGACGCAGTAAATGCGTCAATCCGACCCAAGTAAAAAGAATGATTTGCTGGAACAGTGTACACAGCGGCTTGGTTTTTGCCATACCCAGCGTTGATAGCCGCGTATGTTGTTGCGCCAACCTTAGCGGACACTAAGCCAACGGCGTTTCCAACAACGGTTATCAGGTCATTAATAAATCGAAACTCTTTTGTTGTTGTCACACCAGTCAGTCCATTTAGTGCAACAACCTCAGTAACAATTTCGTAGTTGTCATCTAGGCCGTTGATAAGAATAGACACAGCCGTATCGCTGGCGTTGCTGCTTGACAACGTCAGTTGGGACTGGGCGGAAAGAAATGGAAGAGGATTTGTATTAGCAAGCTCCCACGGCGTGACAAAAGAGGTGCCAATCGCCGTGGCAGTGCCAAAAAGATTTCGGGGTGTGTGCCCCGAAATTTGTCCACGACTAACCTGTAGCTCAAACGGCTCGGATGTACCCACCTGAGTTATCGAACGTAAGTCGTAGACAGACATTGTTTTACGCCAAAAAGATTGTTAGTTCGGCACCTGTACCCGAGATTGCGCTTACATAAACACCGCTTTCAGCAATTATACCGTCGCCCGGAATGTTAAGCGCATTCTGACCAGCGGGAAATTTTTGTGTAAGCAATGTCGCACCGCCGTTACCGTCGGTTAGCGTAAACGCACCAGCAGCGGTAGCGTACATAACAATCTGTTTAATGCGTGAGCGACCCGGACCTACTGCCCCTGTCGCTGTAGCACTATAGGCTTTTACTGGACCAGCCATCTAAGCCTCCTGTTTAGCTAAGTGCTGCGCCTACAGCGGTTACCCAAGCGGCACCTGTGTTAATTACGATGCAGTATTCGTTGTTACCTGCACCGTTGTCAGAAACCATATACACGGTTCCAACGGCAACATCGCCAAAGGCTGGCAGATTAGCAGTGGTTACAACGGGGATTTGGAAGCCAGCGTTTGAACGCACTGGTCCTGAAAAAGTAGATAAAGCCATTTAGATCTCCTGTCGTGGCTAGTGTCAGCCGCACCTCGCGGCTGTCAGGGATGACTTATTATACAATAAAAAAGGGCGACTGAATAGCCGCCCTTTAATATCTTTGTATTTACACTTATGCGCCCGGTGAACCGAACACAGCGCGTGGGTCTGAGAAGCCGAAGCTGTAACGCTCACGAGCCTTAAACCGCATG